TTGATGAAGGCGTAGTACGGCTGGGCTGCGAACCTGTCCGGGGTGTTCAACTCCTGCCAGAAGGCGCGCCAGACCGACATGCTCAATCCTCGGTGATTACGGTGGCGGTGGTCACTTGCGGGGTCGTGCCCGCCGCGATGGGGATGGCCGGGGTGACCGCCCCCTTGTACAGCACCACGCCCGCGCCCGACGCCGCCACCCCGATGGAGAAATGGGTTGCGGTCGCGGACCCGGCGGTGCAGATTGGAAAGTTGACATTCGCGGCAGGCGACACGCTGTTGCCGGTGATGGTGAACGCCCCGGACGACCGTGCCAGGCCGACGCGGGCATAGCCGGTATAGGCCACCTCGTTGGTGGCTTGCGTGCCCGCCTCGCCGGGGTCCGCCGTGTGCAGGGCAACAAACAACTGCCCGGCTGCGGCCGCGCCGCGCAGGCCGGTGGCATCGCCGATGTTGGCGATGTTGGTGTTCTGAAAGACCAGCGCCAGCAGCGCCGATTCAAAGGCATCCGATTTGGACATGGGTCCGCTCCTGTTTGCGGGGCCGCATCAGGCCGCCCCCTTCTTGCCGTCAAAGCCTGTGATCAGCCCGCTGCCGTCCAGCCGGTGGGTGACCTTGGTGATCTGCCATTCGCCGGCCAGTTCCGCCGGGTGCAGGCCGGGTCCGGCCAGCCGGGCGGTGGCCCCGGCCAGCAGACCCGGCTCGAACCCCGCAAGCCCGGCCGAGATCGACATCGCCGACCGGGCCGCGCCCGAAAGCGTGGCCTGTGCGGCGCGGCGCGCCTCGGCCTCGGTCCGGTGGACATGGCGCAGGGCCCGGCGCGGGGTGCCGCTGCCCACCGTCACCTTGTTGACCGTGCCGGTGCCGGTATCGGACCACAGCGCCTCGACCGCGCCGTAGACCTCGCGCCCGTCAAGGCTCCAGGTCCAGCGCGACAGGCGCGCGGGCGCGATTCCGCCGTCTGCGCCAGATAGTCCCAGGCGGCACCGGCCACCGACGCGCCCACCACCGGCTTCAGCCCGGCCTCGCCCGCGATGGTGCGCACGATGTCCGACAGGGTCTTGCCTTCCCAGGCGCGGGTGCGCGGGCTGCGGATGTCCGACTTCAGGTCGGCCGCCGTGGCGGTGATGCGCAGCGATGCCGCCGGGCCTTCGCCGCCCACACCATCCACCGCGAAGACGCCCATGAAGGCCAGCGCCTGCCCCGTGAAGCCCAGTGACACCTCAAGCTTTGCCTCCCTGTCCGGCATGGCAATGCGCCCGTCGCGGTTGTCCAGATCGATCACCACCTGGTCGGCCACCCCGCCGTCATTGTCGGTGACCGTCAGCGACAAAAGCCGGTCGCCCACCGCGCCGGTGGCATCCTGCCCCGCCACCATGATGCGGAAGGCAGGCGTCATGTCCGCACCTGCGCTTTCAGGAAGGCACGGCCTTTGTCGGTGATTTCCCAGCCCCGGTGCAGGCCCAAAGCGGGGCGGACAAGGCCAGCTTCACGCAATTTGCGCAGATGGCGGGGCCACCAGGGAGCAGCCTTTTGTGGGCCAAGACTCGCCAGAGAGAAAAGTATCCACTTGCGGCCAATTTCCAGATTCAGAAAAGTCATGTCCGCCCCCACAGCCGCACCTGGCCGGTCTCCACGGGGGCGGGCAGCACCGGCAGGGTGATCAGCACGCCTGCCGGGTAGACCGGCCCCAGCGCGGCAAGGCCGGGGTTGGCGGCCAGCACGGCCGGCACATAGGACTCGGACCCGAGCGCGGCCCGGCAGACCGCATCCAGCACATCGCCGTCTTTGGTGCGCCAGACGGTCATGCGGCGTCCCTTCCATAGGCTTGCAGGCGGATGCTGAAGTCGATCCTGCGCGGCGCGCCATCGGCCAGAAAGACCGTCTTCGTCTCGGACACGGCGGTGATCGCCCAGCGCTGCCAGACCCAGCCCAGCCCGTCGACCAGCATCATCGGCACGCCCTGCCGGGCCACGGCGCGCATCAGCTCCATCTGCCGCAGACCGCCCTTGAAATGGGGGTAAATCACCCCTTCAAGGCTGATCTCCTCGGCGCCCGGGCCAAGGTATTGCAGCGCGGGCGCGCGCCCCAGCCGGTCCTGTCGGGCCCAGCGGAAGGCGGCATCGCGGGTGAAGGTCTGGTAATTGGCGCGGTTCACGCCAAAGCGGAAGGTGCCCAGCGCCATCATCACCGTGGGCAGGTCAATCATGGAAGCCCCCGTCATGCAGCGGCGCGGCGCGCGCCATGTCTTCCAGCTCGCGCCGCACGGCAAGGGCCACGTCGCGCGCCGACTGGCCGGGGGCGGCGGTCACGTGGATCGCCCCGATGTGGAACGCCGGGGCGGCGCGCCCGCCGCCGCGCAGGCCGCGCAACTGGCGGGTGGAAATGACCGTGCCATCTGTGCGCGGCACGAAGACCTCCTGCCCCTCTTCCTGCCAGCGGTACATCCGCCCGGCGCGCACCGGCCCGCCCAGGGCCCGGCCCTCGAACCCGGTATCCATCGCCCCGCCCATGCCGGCATAGCCATCGCCGATCAGCGCCGCGCCACCGGCCGTGGCAGACTTCATCCAGTCGGGGATCATGGCGTCGAACTTGTCCCGCACCCAGCCGGTCAGCGCATCGATCTGCGCGGCAATGCCTGCCCGCAGGTCGGTGATCCATTGCGCGCCGATGGCGTAAAGGTCGATGTCGAAGGCCGACAGGATCAGCGCATTGACCCCCATCAATGCCTCGCCGATCAGCGTGAGCGGGTTGAACTCGGCGATCACCGCCAACACCCCGTTCAGCAGCCCCTCGTCAAAGGCCTTGCGGATCGTCTCGATCTTGTCGCTGAAGTAGGTGACGATGCTGTCCCAGTTGGCATAGATGATGTACGCCAGTACCGCGAAGGCGGCGGCCAGCAGCAGGACCGGTGTCGAAACCAGCCCCGCCAAGCCAAGGGCGATCTTGCCGATGCCGGTTACAATGGTCAGCAGCGTACCGCTGAACATCAGACCCAGCGCGACCCAGCCCAGAACGTCCCAGCCGCCGATGGTGTCCGCGATGCGGTCCAGCGCCGGGTAGAGAGTATTCCAGACATCATAAACGCCGACGCCGAAGTCGCGGATCGCCGTCAGGACACGCAGGATATGGTCACCCACCGATTCCGCCCAGGCCTGCAACTCGCCATTCGCGGCCATCCTGTTCAGCACCTCCAGCAGCTGCTGCAACTGGCTTTTCATCCAGATGAACAGCCCCGATCCCATCACCATCCGCTGGAACCGCGTCCACTGGTCGCGCAGGTTGGAAATGATCCCGTCCCAGGTCTGCGATGCCCGCTCGGACGCGCCGGTGTAGCGGCTGCCCAGCGCGTCCATCAGCAGGGTGATTTCCTCGCGCCCCAGCCTGCCCTGTTCGGACAGCTTCTGCACTTCCTCGGTGCTCTTGCCCATCTGCTGCGACAGCAGGTCCCACACCGGCACGCCGCGTTCCAGCATCTGCATGGCCTCTTCGCCCTGCAGCTTGCCCTTGGTCCAGGCCTGGCCCAGGGCCAGCGTCAGCCCGTTGAGCGTTTCCGCATCGCCGCCGGTGGCCGCCATGGTATCAACCATCGCCTGCAGCGACCCCGTGGTCGGGTCAAGGCCAAAGGCCTTCAGCCGGGCATAGGCCTCGACCGTCTGTTCCACGCTCAGCGGCGTGCGGGTGGCAAAGTCCTCGATCCAGGCCATCGCCTGTTCGGCCTTGGCCGATGATCCTTCCAGGGTGGTCAGCTGCACGTTGAACTGTTCGAACTGCGCCGCCGGTTTCACAAAGCTCGCCGCCAGCGCCGTCATCCCCGCGCCATAGGCCGCCACCGCCGCGCCGCCCTTGACCGCCGCCCCGGAAATGTCCCCCAGCCCGCTGCCGATCATGGCCGAGGCGCGCTTTGCCCGTTCGGCCTGGCGCACCAGGCTGTCGCCGCCGATCCGCTCGATGGTTTTCATCGCCGCCCGCGCCGGTGCGGTGGCCCGGTCCACCAGGCGCAGGATCAGGGCGATGTTCAGATCAGCCATCGGGTTCCTCGTGACGGGCGCGGGCCTTTTCCCACCAGCGCG